ATGACTGAGGCGTGGGGCATTGTCGTGGCTGCGGTGGTCACTGGTTCCTTCGGGGTGCTAGGCTTGTTCTTACGACGCTTTAGGGATGAGAACCAGAGGGACCATGCTGACGTGGCTAACAGGTTGAAAGGTCTCGTGAAGTCCCTTGCGGATGTTAAGGTGTCTGTGGACAAGAACGGTGAAAGGCTCACCGATCACCTAGACTGGCATGTGAAGGAGAAGAAGCCTTCACGGAGGAAACCAGCAGCAAAGAAGTGACGTGCCCACATGAGGCAGTCATGTCGTGTAACATGAGTGGTAGCAGAAGGAGTAGATGCTGTGTCGAGCGATGTACCTCCAGTAACTCTAGTCGAAGCGCTAGAGACCCCCTTACGAGATCCAATCCATCGTAAGTGTCTGTATTCCCGTGTGCGTTCCGGGTTGGCAGAGGAAGAGCAGAGCGCTTTGGATCGAGCCTTGGAGCGTGTGCAAGGCGACGACAACAACGGCCAACGTAAGGTCTACTCGTCAGCGTGGTTGGCAAATGTGCTGACCACTCAGGGTCATCCTATTTCTTCTGCGACAATCCAACGACACATCCGTGACGTATGTAGTTGCCGATCTGAGGAGACGACGAATGGGTAACGTGAGCGAACTGTCCAGCAAACTGGACAAGGGTCCACCCAAGCAAGCCATTGGTAAACTGGCTGCTCTACTGGATCGCCATGACATAGACTTGGAAGACATTGGGGACATCAAGAAGGTGTCCCTTTATCAGTCTTTAACGAAGGATTCAGATGGTGAAGCGCAGATTCACGACTTGGTTGGTATCCAGATTTCTCCGGCGTGGGAAGAAGGTCCAGAATGGCCGGTCATCCAGCCCGGACCCGCAGTTAAACTTCCCAAGAGCACTACCACCAAGAAGAAAGCGGCGCTAAAATCCTGTGTGGTCCTACCCGACATGCAGATCGGGTACTTCCGTAATAAGGAAGGCACCCTAGAGCCCACTCACGACGAGCAGGCCATCGCCATCGCTTTGACTATCACTAAGGAGATCAATCCTGACATGGTGGTGCTGGTCGGGGACAACCTAGACCTCCCAGAGTTGGGCAAGTACCGGTTATCTCCGGCGTTCCAGCAGACTACTCAGGCTGCTGTGGATCGGGCCACTGAAGTGTGTGCCGCCATAAGGGCTGCTGCCCCAGAGGCAGAAATCAAATGGTTGGCGGGGAACCATGAGGAGCGCTTGACCAACTTCATGTTGGATAATGCCACAGCAGCGTTTGGTATTCGGGTGGGAACCCGCCCAGACAGTTGGCCGGTGTTGAGTATCCCCAGCCTCTGCCGCTTGGACGACTTTAACATTGAGTACCTCGCTGGGTACCCAGCCTCATGCGTTTGGATCAATGAGCACATCAAGGTCATCCACGGCGATCTGATCCGGTCTAATGGTAGTACCGCTCACGCCTATCTGAATCGTGAGAAGGTATCTGTTTTATACGGACATATACATAGGCGTGAATGGGCTGAGATGACTCGGGAAGACTATGACGGACCTAGGACTGTCATCGCAGCGTCCCCCGGCTGCTTGGCCCGCATTGACGGAGCGGTTCCCTCCACAAAAGGGGGCACTGACCTCGACGGTAGGCCCTTGAAGCGCCATGAGAACTGGCAGCAGGGGCTGTCGGTGGTGCAGTACGAGGAGGGCGACGGCAAGTTCAACCTAGAGATGGTGACCATACGGGATGGATGGGCAATGTATAGAGGACGAGAGTATACAAATCTGTAACGGAATCGTGGGCTATAATGGGACCAAGCACCTGATGTGGTGTGGTTCCCTATTCCCTACAAAGGAATGTCTTTCATGTTCAATAAGGACTTACTTGAACGAGTCGCCGCCACCTTTGGTCAGGCTGCTATTGGTGCCGTTGGCACTAACAGCGTCCTCGACCTAGGCGTCGACAACTGGAAAATGGTTCTGAGTGCTGGCGTTGCCGCAGCGCTATCAGTTCTGAAGGGTGCGTTTGCTGCCAAGGTTGGCACCAAAGGCTCCGCTTCCCTCGTTGACTAACTACTATCGCTATACCGACTCACGTTATCGTGTATACTGATAGCAAGTAGTCGATCCCCGGGTGTGATACATGGCTGTTGATTTTTGGTCACCATCTTATCGTGCGTCGGCCAGTGATCTAACCGTTGCTATCTCCCCCCTCGGGTTAGTTGAACTAGCCGACGAGGAGTTTGAGGTCCACGGCCCACGTCTGAACCGTTACTCGGCAGCGTGGGCGTGGTACCTCGGACATCACTGGGCATACCGCAGAGAGTTCGGTGAGTCCCAGTTCTACCTGAACTACGTCCGCACAATGTCGGACTACATCACGAACTTCTGCTTTGGTAATGGCATCCAGTTCCGCACCCCGGAACAGAACAACGCTATCATCCCCCACCTCCTTAATAAGGTGTGGGAGCAGCATAATAATAAGGAGCATGTCCTGTGGGAGATGGGCCAGTTGGCTTCCGTCACCGGAGACTGCTTCGTTAAGGTTGCTTATGAGGAGCCCTACGTGGACCCCATTGGCATTCCAATCCCGGGTAAGATTCGCGTTCTTCCCCTTAACCCAGCGCACTGCTTCCCTGAGTACCACCCCCATGACAGGACTAGGCTTCTTCGGTTCAAATTGAAGTACCGGTTCTGGGGCACGGCTTCAGAGGGCACTCGTCAGGTGTACACCTTCACTGAAATAATCACTGATGACACAGTGGAACAGTACATCAACGATGAGTTGGTGGACACTTACCCCAATGCCATCGGGCATATCCCAATCGTCCACATCCCCAACACGACTATTTCGTCGTCACCGTGGGGCCAGAGTGACATTTGGGACATCATTCCTCTGAACAGAGAACTGAATGAGAAGATGGCTGAAGTATCAGACATCATTAACTACCACGCTGCTCCAGTGACTATCATCACGGGAGCCAAGGCTAGTCAGTTGGAGCGTGGTCCTAAGAAGGTCTGGGCTGGGCTGCCCAAGGACAGTAACGTCTTTAACCTTGAATCACGGGGTGAGATGGCTGGGGCACTGGAGTACATCCAACACATTAAGCGCACCATGCACGAGATTACTGGTGTGCCTGAAACAGCGCTCGGGCAGACCCAGCCCATTTCCAATACCAGTGGCGTTGCATTGGCTATCCAGTATCAGCCAATGATGAACCGTTACAAGATGAAGAAGGCCCATTTCACCAAGGGACTGGAGCGAGTAAACGAGATCATTATTCGCACAGCCGCAGTGTTTGAACCGAACATGCTGCTCTTCGATGCGTCTCTCTCTGAAATGCCAGAGAAGGACAACGCTATTGAACTGGACCCGGCAGATCCGCTGACCTACTTGACCACATGCCACTGGCCCGAACCGCTGCCCGTGGATGTGCTGATCTCCCTCAATGAGATTCAGGCTAAACTTGCACTAGGACTTGAGTCCAAGCGTGGGGCCCTCAAGATACTCGGGGAAGAGTTCCCGAACGAGAAGATGGGCGAGGTGTTTGAGGAACAAATGGACGATGCTCTGGATGCCGGGACGTTGCAGATGTTCGACGCCCAGATCCAGCAGGCCATATTCGCTGCTACTGGTATGCTCCCCGCCGAAGGTGCGGAGCCAGCCGGTGGTGGGGGCACCAGTGAAACCGGCGAGCCCATAATGCCGGGAACGATGGTTGACGGTGGTGACCCAATGTTGTTAGATAAACTGATACAGAGAGCATACGGGGCAAGGTTTGCCCAGCGCCGTGTGCCCGCAACTGAAGAGCAATAAGTTCAATTACCTAAGACACTATTAGCCAAACCATAGAAGGAATAGTTATGGCCGAGAATACCGAAACTGTAGTAGTCCCTCCTGCTCAGGAGGTAACCGATACATCCGAAGTTGTGGACACAGCGTTTGCCGTAGGCACTGAAGAAGCCGCCGCAGCACGCACGTTCACAGAGGACGATGTGGAAAAGATCAGACAGCAGGAAAAGGCTAAGTTGTACAAGAGGCTTGAGGACTCCGATGGACGAGTCAAGTCTCTTGAGGACCAACTGTCCACGCTGTCTGACGAGAGCGAAGTGAGTAAGGCTGAGGCAGCAAGGCTTGCCAAGGCTGAGTCCGATGCTCTCAGGAAGCGCGAGGAAGAAGAACTGAGCGCTAAGGAACTCATCACCAAGCGTGAGACTGAGTTCGATGAGAAACTGAAGGTAGTAGAAACGGAATGGGAAGGCCGTCTAGCCAAGATCGAAGAGGAGCGTGCTTCTCAAGAAGCGATGTTGGAGAAGGAACGACGGTTCCGTGAACTAGAAACCTACCTTGGACGCCGCATGGTGGAAGAGGAGGAGTTCATCATTCCTGAACTACGCGATCTCGCCTCAGGTACGACTGAGGAGGAGATTGAAAACTCTATTGCGATACTTAAAGATCGCAGTAGTGCTATACTGGAATCAATCCAGCAGTCCGCTCAACCGAGTGGTCTGCGGGGGTCGCCAATTACGGCACCCCCGGTTGGGCCAATGGAAACTCAGACGGAGCAACAGACATTGTCAGCGGAAGACATCCGCAACATGCCGATGGATCAGTATATGCAAATGCGGGACAGGCTCCTAAAGGCGCGGCCTTCAAACAGCCGCTTTTAACAACATAACCACATAGTCCCCTAACGGAGGAATCCCTAATGGCCCTACCTGCGCCTTCGGGTGGTTCGATTACGACGGCTGCTGACCAGTCGTCGCTAACCGGCTACTCGTCAGATACAGCGCTGACCCCTGCGATTCAGACTATCTGGAGCAAGGAAATCTTGTTTCAGGCTATGCCTGTGCTTCGCTTTGAGCAGTTTGCTGTCAAAAAGACGGAACTCGGTGTCATGCCGGGTCTCACCGTCAACTTCATGCGTTATACCAACCTTGGTGTCGATCAGGATGATGGTGCGACACTGACGGAAGGTACCCGTATGGAGCCGTCGGCCCTTTCGGCCAGCCAGATCCAGATTACTGTTTCTGAGCGTGGTCAGGCTATTTCAGTTACTGAGTTGCTGCTCAACGCTTCGTTCGATGACGTTATGGCGTCGTCGTCCCGTCTCCTTGGCCGTCACATGGCCCAGTCGATGGACATTGAAGCGCGTAACACCCTGTACAAGGCTGGTATCCCGTTCGGTGGAGGTTCGGCGGTTGCTCCGTCGCTCACCTTCGGTCGGACCAAGCAGAGTGGTGATCGTACCACGGTTTCGCCATACGATGGCGGCACCATTGGTACGGTGGACGAACCGGGCTATCTCTCACCCACAACCGTCAAGGATGCGGTTGAGGTTCTGGCTGGGGAGAACATCCCCCGGTTGGGCGATACCTACGTCTGCTTCGTTCACCCGTCGCAGAGCCGGTCACTGCGTGACTGGCCCGAGTTCATTGAGGTCACGAAGTATGCCGCACCCGGCAACTTCATGCTCGGTGAAATCGGTCGCCTGTACGACGTGGTCTTCATTGAGACCACTCAGGTCACACAGGGTCTGACAACCCCATTGACAGCGATCACTGACTTGGACGCAAACTCCAGTGCTTCTGGTGTCCAGCCACTGGCTACCGCTTACAACGCCATTATGATTGGCGACAACTCCTTCGGTCAGGCCATTGCCTTGCCGGTCGAGTTGCGCGACGGTGGCGTGATTGACTTCGGGCGTGAGCACGGCCTAGCATGGTACGCCATCTGGGGCTTCGGTGTCATCACGAGCGAGTCACGAGTTATCATCAACACCCTTGGTGGTGCAATCGCCTAGTTGCGATTTGGTATAGTGTTGTGGGGGGACGGGGTCTACGTGCCCTATCCCCTCGTTACACGATTGATTCACCTATCGGAAAGGCCCGTAGTTCAAGATGTCAGAAGAAACCGAAGTAGAAGAAGTTGAAGAGGTAGCAGAAGTCGAAGAGGCCCCCAAGCCAAAGAAGGCTCCTGCCAAGAAGAAGGCTCCTGCTAAGAAAGCAGAGGTGGTTGAGGAAACCGTCACTGTTGAGCCGGAGACTCAGCGGGCTCGCGTCAAGGGAACTTGGCGCATGTACTTCGCTGGTCAGCCCTATGACTTTACCGA